ATTATCAAGCGATTTGAAGTTTATGAGCCAGTCGAGGAAATCACGCTCGAATACGAAATCTATATTGCTACGTTTGACCCCGGTGGAACGTTGTTTAGCTATTCAAGCAGTGACCCAGTGAAATCACTGGATTTGCCTTCATCTCCGGAGGCACAGGTGGACACGTGGTATTTTGTGGAAGTCGCGTTTGATTGGGGAACACCGCCGACCGCTTCGATGCGAATCAATAACGGAAGCCCAAATACATACAGCGAACCGGATTATGTAGGGGCGGACAATGCGGGTGACTTTAACATCGGCTACGACTCGTTCTATGCACGTGGCGCGGTTGATGGAATTGTAGACGAGGTAGGATTTTGGAAACGTCTATTGACGACAGATGAAAGAAGTTATTTATATAATTCTGGAAACGGGAAAACACTATATCCATAATGATAAATCATCCATCCATTGTCAACACTGCAAGCCGACTACAACGTGCAAAAGATTCAACAAACTATTCCAATGCAGAGCCGGTACGATTCGGAGCATCCTTGCAAGATATAAATGTCGATGGCACTTTGTACGGTATAGAATCAGGTATTTTAATATGTGTTCCCGCCCCTCCAACCGCTGATCGCGTCGCGCTGGAACAACGCCTAGCGGAAAGATACGGGATAACAATATGAGCAGTGGATTTCATTGGGTGATCCCGCCGAGCAAAGAGTTGATACCGAACGTTGAGAAATATGGTCAACGCATTAGGGTTGCGCTTCATGCCATGGCTTCTTATTGGGGTCAGAGCATTCAGGACGAGGCACGAAGGAATGCGCGATGGACCCCCAGAAGCGGCGCGGCAGTGAGCGGTTTATTTTATGCCGTGGACGGATTTGGACTTGGAGAGATCAAAGGTCAAATATTAGACAAGGGCGACCCAGCATCCTTGATGAAAGACGTCGAGGTTGTGGAAGGCAAGAATGAGATATTGATCATCACTCTTTCGCATACTGTTTTTTATGGGAAGTTTTTGGAATTATCACATGGCGAACGATACGCCATCATCATGAGCACGATCGAGCAGAATCTGCCTGGGCTCGAGAGACTCATGAAGAAATATATCGAACGTTTATAGAGGCTTGTAATGGCATCATTGCGCGACACAATCAGCAAATTATTCGGACGTACACAACCAGCAGTAGCTGACACTTCCAGCGAGGTTTCAGCGGTCAGCAGTCAGCGATCAGCACAAAGCTATTTGTCCATTGCTGAGAAGTTCCGGTCCGAGACGGAGCGCGCCAATATCATCAAGCAATGCAGGTTGATGTATAAGACCGATCCGCGCGTGGAGAAGATGCTGACGACGCTGGCACGCGATACGCTGGGAAATGGGTTCGTTGTCAAGGTGAACAACGCTTCGTCTCCGGTCAGCGCGAGCAAGGCGCAGGATGAAGCGGATGCGCTTCAATCCAGATTGTCACTCAACCAGAAGCTTGAACGTTACGTGCGTCTCTCCGGGCGGGACGGGGATTCATTCCTGCAGGTGGGCGTGGCGGAGGATTTGAATATCACGTCGTTCACGCGCAAGCCGACGCTGAACGTGCATCGCAATTCTAACAATGCCGACCTGTTCGGCGACCCGAGCCGCGCGTACTGGATGGCGGACACGATGTTCGGAGGGATGGAAGCACCGAAGGATGCGATCTGGTTTGCGGAATGGGAGATGGTGCATGCACGCTGGCAATGGGATGAGGAGAGCCGTTATGGTACGCCAATGATGGGTAGTTCGACGGGCGCATTCAAACGGGTGACGGAAGGCGAGATCGATGTGTCGGTGCGCAGGAAGACACGCGCCGGGATGCGTTATCACCACGTGGTGGAGGGGAGCGCGGCGGATGTGGAGGCCTATAAGGAGATCAATAAAGCCGCGCTGGATAATCCGCTTTCGGCGCAGGCTGATTTTTTCAGCAACAAGCCGGGCGGCATCACGGCAATCAGCGGCGATGCACATTTGAGCGAGATCGAGGATGTGCGTCATCACATCGCGACGATGTTCACGGGCGGGGATGTGCCGATGGAGTTGATCGCGTATGGCGAAGGACTCAACCGCGATATTTTGGGTGAGAAGAAAGCGGAGTATGGAGAAATTTTGAGACAGGTGCGTGAGTGGGTGAGCGATGAAATCATCAAGCCATTATTCGAGAGGCAGTGGTTATTGAAGGGCATCATGCCGGAGGGGTTGAAGTACAAGATCGAGTGGAGACGGGCTTCTTCGTTGACCGCGCAGGATATCCAGGCGATCACTTCGGCGGCGGTGCAGATGCGTTTGCTAGGTGTACCTGAGGAGGCGATCCAGGCGGTGCTGGCGAATTATCTGCCAGGCGTGGATGCGGAGATGCTTCTGCCACAGGGCGCGGCGGGCGATACGGGAAGGTTTGCGGATATGTTGAAAGGGATATCTGTTTAGTAATTGGTAATTGGTAATTATGCCTACACTTTCTGATTTTACGAATGCAAAACTTTATCACGCGGAGGTGGCGGCTTTGGCGCGCCTGCATTTGTTTTTCACGGCGCGGACGCATGAGTTGATTTCGGATTTCAACAAGCGGGCGAATGTGGTGGTCCTGCGGTTCGCGAACAAGGAAGGTCAACTGGATGGTACGGGCGCGCTGAGGGTGCAACAGACGCTGACGGGACAATGGTCGGATGTGATGAGAGAATGGACGAGGGAATTCCAGAAGGCGCGCAACGTGGCGGCGCAATTACCGTTCGGGTTGATGGCGGAGTTCCATGGACGGATGGTGGAGGGCGCTTTCAGCCCCCCTGTCGCTGAAGCGACATCCCCCCAAATGGCTCCGCAATTTATGGGGAAAGAATTCCTGCAGGAGGCGCGGGTGAAGGATGGTGTGTTCGATCCGCAATTGCAGGTGCTGTTGAATGCGGCGAGCGAGTATCTGTATGGCGATGGGTTGAATCTATCCAATCGCATCTGGCAGGTGGATAACGAGGCGAAGAACATGATGAACCAGATCATTTTGAACGGCGTCAACAGCGGGATGAGCGCCTACGATATGACGAAGGAACTGGAAGTGCTGCTGGGTGCGAATGAGGACTGTCCGCGCTGGACTTCGACTCGGCTGTATAAGATGACGAAGAAGGATATCGCTTCAGGCGATCTGCGCGGACTGATCAGCGGCGATAAGTGCGACGGTCAGGGCGTGGCGTACAACGCCCTGAGACTGGCACGCACGGAGATCCAGAAGGTCCACGCTTTGGCGACCGATAAGGTTTTGAAGAATTCGCCCTGGGTGGAGATGGAGCAGGTCAATCTCTCAAAGGGGCACGCGGAGACGGATATCTGCGACGATGTGATCGCTGGCGGGGAAAAAGGGGATGGAGTGTACCCGGTGGGGACGATCGAGCTGCCGCTGCATCCGAACTGTCTGTGCTACAAGACGGCGTTGCTGATGGAGGAAGATGCCTTCATTGAGCAGTTGCGCGGCTGGATGAAGGGTGAGAGTGAGTGGGCTGAGATGGATGGGTATGCGGAAATGCTGGGAGTGATCAGTGATCAGTCAGCAGTGGGCAGTGTGGATTTGTCGAAGGAGCCGTCTTTTCTGGCTTTGGCAGTGTGGATGTTTTCACAGGATTTGAAGTTGTAAGGATGAAAGATGAAGGATGAAGGATGACTCTGGAAAGTGATTTTGCGAGCGTGATGGAAGCGGAGAGCGACCTGATGGATTTGCTGACGGGGGGGGTGTATGAGGCGATCCAGGTGGGGGAGGTATCGCGGCAGATCACGCCGGATGCGTTCGATGCGAACAAGGAGATCCAACCGTGTGCGCTTGTGAAGATGGGCACCGAGATCCCGCGCGGACCGTATGTCACGTCGGTGCAGACGCCGGTGAATATATTTTTTTATGAGCGCGGTTCGTCGGTCAGCATCGATGAGGCGATGGATATGGTGTATTTCCTGTTCAACGGGCAGAAGGTTGGCGACGGGGTGTGGAGGATCGAGCACGAAAGCAGTACGTGGAATCAATCCGATGACGCGCTGGATGCAAATCTGTGTGTCTTGCGGTTTGTGGCGGTGAGGCTGAAGAGCGTTAGTGGAAGCCCCTCTTGACAGCCCTCACCCTGGCCCTCTCCCACGGGGAGAGGGGACTTATTTGAAAAAGGAGAAATACAATGGCTGAAGATTTTGGACAAAAACCGTTTGGTCTGCATGAAGTTTTGCTGACCAATCTGGCGGGTTCAGAGCAAGTTGCACTGCCCGCCAGCCGCGTGCTCAAGTTCAAGGAGCGCGTCAAATCCGCCGAGTTCACCGGCGACGACCTTCTGCAGGGCGTGCATACGATATCCGAGGCAGTGGAGTTCGAGCTGGAGAGCGGCGGCATCGGCCTGGATGCATACGCACTGGTGACAGGGCGCGATACAACTCCGACAGGCTCCACTCCGAACCGCGTGGTCACGCTGAGCGGTGCAGGCGCAGAGCCTTATCCATATTTCAAGATCTATGGAAAGGTGCTGGATGATGGGCTGGGCGATATCCATTGCAAGCTGTTCAAGTGCAAGCTGACAGAGCCCATGGAAGGCTCATTCAGTTATGGAGAGTTCTTCGTCAACTCGATGAAGGGCATTGCGATCGACGATGGCACGAACGGCATCTTCGAGTTCGTGCAGAACGAGACCGCAGACGAACTGCCTGCTTCGTAGACCCCCTGTCGCTTAAGCGACATCCCCCCACGCTTCGACTGCGGCGACGAACACGCCTCCGCTCAGCGCGAAAGGTGAATTATGGATGAACAACTGAATAAACTGCAACAGGCGCAGAATGCGAGACGAGAAATGCTTGCTCAATTCCGCTCGAAGCAATTGCAGGAGATGACGCTTTCGAGCGGGATCAAAATCTTCGTCAAGGACGTGACGATGACGGACCTGATGCTGACCGGCAAACTGCCCGATGTGATGCTGGATCTGGCTCAAGACTCGGCGAAGGACGGCGCGGCCAGCATGGACCTGAAGAAGCTGGCAAAAAGCGGCGCGGAGTTCAAGTCGCTGATGGATACGCTGGTGCGGCTGTGCGTGGTCGAACCCCCGATCGCAGACATGGGCGACGACGATCATCTCGGCATCGATGAGATCAGCGGCGATGACAAGATGGCGATCTTCAACTGGGCGAACCGGGAGGTGGAGCAGCTCCGTCCCTTTCGCGAAGGTGAAGATGAACTTGTGGCGGCTTTACAACCTGGCGACGGCCTACCGAAAAAGCCCAAGCGAAATAATGGAGCTTCAAACTGATCTTGGAAAATGGAATCTCGATGAAGCATGCCTGATGGCGGGCAGGCGCATCGAGAACGCGCTCAATAAGAATGAGGACCCGTTCGCTTCCCTCACCCTGCCCTCTCCCGAGGGGAGAGGGGGAGCATATCGCAGTGCCGCGGGACGCGTGAAGAAAAAGGTCAAGGTCAAGAATGGAATCTGGTAAATGTTATTAGGCAGCGCATACGGAAAAGTTGAACTCGACAGCTCTGGCGTCACGAGAGGGGTGAAGAGCGCGACGACCAGTTTGCAGGGACTTTCTGGCAGTGCTGAGAAATTGGGCGCTGCCATGCAGAGTCTTGGCAAGAAGATGACTGTGGCAGTGACATTGCCAATTCTTGCCCTGGGTACAGCTTCGATAAAACTGGCTTCCGATATGGTGGAAACTCAAAGCAAAGTGAAAGTTGTTTTTGGTGAGATGACCGATTCGGTGATGGAATGGTCTGAGGGTTCGGCGAAGAGTATGCAACTTTCACAGCAGGAGGCATTGGAAGCGGCGGCTACATTTGGAAATCTATTCATCGCGATGAAAATCGGGAAAACAGATGCTGCCGAGATGTCCACGACGCTCGTGCAATTGGCGGCTGACCTGGGATCGATCAATAATATCGATCCGTCTTTGGTGCTTATCAAATTGAAATCGGGTATTGTGGGTGAAACGGAAGCGGTGCGCGATTTGGGTATCGATTTACGTCAAACCGTAGTTGAAGTTAAAGCCGCAGAAATGGGGTTTCAAAAACTCAATGGCCAATTTTCACAGGGCGATTTGATTGCCGCACGTTATGCAATTATTTTGGAGCAAACCAAAGTGGCGCAGGGAGATATTGCGCGAACGGGTGGAGAGCTGGCCGGGCAACTCCGTCAAATGAATGCTCAATGGAAAGATGCACTCGGATTACTCGGCAAAAATTTACTGCCCATTGCGTTGAAGGTGGTTACAGCATTAAACAAGATGCTGGAAGCGTTCAATAATTTGAGTCCAGCACAACAAAAGGTGATTGGCGGATTAATCCTGCTTGTAGCAGTCATCGGTCCGCTGTTGATATTGTTGGGAACCGTACTGCCGCTGGTGGTTGGAAATGCGACCAGAAGTTTGAATCCATTTTCAGGAGGAATTTTAGGATTGGTTTTTGGTTTTGTGAAACTTGTCGCGGCGGCGGCGATCGTAGTTAAGATATTGACATTTTTAGGAATTGCGACGGGGCCGGTGGGGGCGGGGATATTGGCATTGAATACTGCCATTGCAGGAACCGGCGCTGCGATATTAACCGCCTTGACGCCGATACTGATCATTCTCGGTGCCATCCTTTTCTATGTTGGCATCCTGTACATCATGTGGAAAACGAACTTTTTGGGGATGCGTGATAACGTAACGATGTTCGTGAAAATCGTGAAGTCGCTTTGGCAGGCGCTGATGGCATTCCTGCGCGGCGATACGGACGCGGCATTGGCGCATGTGAGCGAAGCCTTTGAAGCCGTGCGCGAACGCATTGCGAAAGTCTTTGCAGGATTTTCAAATTTTCAAGCGGCATGGTCGAATTTCATGGCTTTCCTGCGCACGGCGCTGGTGCGTGTGCGCGATTACATCGTCACGGCGTTCACGAATACGCAATGGTCACAGGTGGGCAAATTGATCTTGTTCGGCATTGCGAACGGGATGCTGTTGGGACTGCCCACCTTATTGCTGACTGCGTCGCGTGTGGCGGCTTCCGTGCTGGCGCAGATCAAGCGTTCACTGGGCATCAAATCCCCATCCACGGAGGCGATGAAGCTTGGTGCATTGACCGCGCAGGGATACATGATCGGTTTGCAGAATGCGATGGACCCGAACCTGATGGGACGCGCCATCGCACGACCGGTCACAAGCAACAATACACAACAGCAGACGATCATCCAGAATTTTGCAAGCGGACTGACGATCCGCGATGTGAGAGGCATGATCGCGGAGAACAACGCGGCATTGATCGACCGCCTGAATCTGGCTTTGGGATAATGATATGGAATTCGAGATCGGCACAACACTCGTGGGGATGACGAACCTGGTGGATCTGACCGTGCCCGTGGAACCGCCGCGCTCGCAATATTTCCCGTATTCACGGACGGTCACACTGGGGAATGGGACAAAGCGCGGGCTGGGCGCTCCCATGGCGGTATGGAATTTTGCCTTGCTCACGCTCGAAGAGCGCAACCAGTTGAAGGAGTTCTGCGACGGCGCATCGGCTGAGGTCTATATCCGCACAAAACTCAACGAGGATACCTATGCCGATTTTTCAGCGACCATGATCTGGCCGGATGAAGAGGAACGCTGGTACGGGGAAAAAAGAAATATGACGATCACATTTCGCAACCTTGTTTTGATCGAGGCTTCCTGATGGCTAGAGCTCTCACTTCCGATGAACTGAACTTGCTACGCTCGGACGAACAATGGAGCAGGTTATATCTTGCGTTCCTGGTGCCGAATACGATCTATACGGCGCGGCTGGCATCACTTCCGTCATCGTTCGACCAGGTGGCGGAGATCTCCGTCAACACAGAATCGGGAACGTTGAGCGATGTGAAGGCGGGCATGACGCTGTACGTTGGCACAACTGCAGGCGCGCATGACCTGGGCATGTGCCGCATCCGCAAGACTCCGATCACCGGCACATTTTACATCGGGGAGATCAGCGAGATCGACTGGCAAAGCAGTTGTTATCTGACGATCGTGGATGATTTCGACGTGTGGGCAAAACATCTGCACGTCGAGAGCGATGGGACACTCAGGATGGATGTCGATGTGGCATACAGCGATCAGCACGTGGATTTCGATCCCGTTCCTGTGCTGGGAAGTCACGCGGTGCTGTGGCTGACGGGAGCAAGCGTGAGCGTGGATTTCGACGCGTCGGATTCATGGGTGTTTGATTCCACCATATCGGCGTACGCGTGGACCGCGCCGGGTTCGTCCGCATCGAGCGGGATGGCCACGGCCACGCCCACGATCACATACAACGCGGCAGGGATTTATCGAGTCTATTGCACGGTGACTGCGGCGAATGGTAAGACAACCTTTGGCGTGCGTTATGTATTCGTGTTTGACGATGACAATCCGCCCGCGACGGTTTTCCAATTGTCGAACTGCGAAGGCTCCCAAGGCTCGGGCGGCTGGATGTTCGACTTAACCATGGAGGCGGAAGCCAGCCTGAGCGAGATCCGTGAGCGGACGCTGTGCATCCTGTTCGCGAAGGATTATTACCAGAACACGGAACAGTCCATCGGTCCGCTGGAAGGACGCGAGAATATCATCGCAGTGGGGAGGATCTCGGGCGAGAGCATCCGCTGGGATTCGGTGGCGGGGCAGGTGCATTTCACGGTATATGGTCCGCATTACTGGATGAACATCCTGAAGACGAACCCCTGCGCGTTGAATTTCACCGCAGACACGCCCGCCTCATGGGACCAAATGCCCGAGATGACCGTCGACCGGGCGTTATGGCATCTCCTGCACTGGCGTTCGAACGCCATTCAGATCATGGATTTTTATCCGACGAACGACACGCGCTTTGCAGGCGATTTCGCGTCGCTATCCAATTTCTTATGGCCGCAGTTAAACGAGTTTGCAGGCTTGAAGATCCTTGCGAATGTCCTGTGCAACCGTTACGGTCAGCTCTTCGCGGAGATCGAGCCCCAGCTGGTGCCTGAAGCGGACCGCGATTGGCCCACGGTGATGAGCGTGACGAAAAACGATTGGATGGAATCCATCGAGTTCGGGCGCGAGGAAGTGACCGAGGTCTCGCAGTTGAACATCACCACCCGGTATGTCAATACTGCGGGCGATTCGATCACACTGTACAGCCTGTCACCCGGACACATCCCGAAGCGATATGGAGATTGGGAATTACACGATGGCATTCTGGCGGCGAGCCAGGCGCAATCGAACCAACTGGCGGGCTTGATCCTGGCTTGGAAGACGAACGAGTTCAAGAATATCCCGATCCGCCTGGCGCAGAACAACCGCATGGTCGACATCTGCCCGCGTCAATTTCTTGCGCTGAGCATCGCCGTGGATGATACGCCGCGCGGCATCGCTTTCGATGGCAACTTGATCCCGCGGCGCATGGTGCTGAGATACGATCAGGATAATGGATCGCTGGTGGTGGAAATATCCTGCGAAGCCGAGACGTTCGAACAGGTCAGCGCGAATGGAGATATCCCCGGCTCGGGCGAAGCCGACGTGGATCTGGATATCGACCTGTCCATTCCACCGATCCCGCCACTGCCAAAACTGCCTGATTTCCCGATCATCCTGCCCGGTGATATTTCTTCCGGTTCGAGCGGTCCTTCAAGAGTTCTTATACATGATGTGGCAAAAGGTTTTATCTACACTGAAAACTTTGATTCCAGTTCCCCTAGTTGGATTCAAGTCAATGGAGGTCTGACTTCCGACCAATATCAGACGGGCATTGTTCATGTCTGGCAAGCTGTGATTACTCCATCGGGTGTTTTATATATCTCAAATCGAAGCCTTCATTTTGGAGCAAATCCTGATCCGTTTATTTGGCGTGCTACAGCCATCGGTCAATCATTCAGTGTGATTGAGAATTACACATCGATCGAATCGAAACATGGAATCCAAGGCCATGTTACCGACATCGGAATGAATCCGTTTCTTCCGGATACAGTGGCTTATTGTATTGGGGGAGGTACGAGTGCAAAAGTTTATCTGGGCACGGGGGGATCATTTAATTCGGGGCTTTCCGTTGCCAAGGCGGGAGGAACAGCGCATTATGGCAGTCTGTCCTTTGGATTCAATCAATGGGTATTGACAGGACCCAGAACCGGCTTTCTAACTCCCCAGCATTTTTGGAGAATGAATGCCGGGGCAACTGCAATCATCTTGGACGATGATCCGGGTCTTTTCATTGGGTATCATATTCGGGTTGGGACTTCTGACATTTTGTTCCATGTCGATAAGGGAGGTGGAGGAAATATTATTCGTTCTACCGGAAATTGTGCATTGTTCGGACCGAATCTCCAGAATGAATATGATGATATCCTTATCGATAATGAATATACCATGGCGGTTGATCCTACGGGTCTGTTGTTGATGGCCGGATGGCAGGCTCATGCAGGAACACGCGGGAAAAGCTCGGGAGCGGGAGTCGGCTGGGTCGGACTGCCAAATCTACCCTATGGCGGCTATTATCGTTATGCCTATGCTGGTACAGGAGGTAGTGCGGCTTCTACGCGTTGGATAGCGGCAAAGGGCATCATACGATATACCCCCGATTTTGGAACAACATGGCTCAATAAGGAAGGCAATATTTCTTCGATCACTGCCACGCCGGACATTGATCTCGTTAAAGTTATAGGATAAAAATGCCTGATATCCCGACCTTCGTACAGAACCTGCTCAAAAAGACCACCAAGACCAGCGAACAATGGCTGGAGAAGGTTCCTGCCTGGCTGGGGGATCACGACGGTGTGGTGCTGACGAGCACGTGGGGCATGATCAACGTGCGCACCGTGGAGGGACAGGTGCTGATGGTGTATAACACGGTCGCTCCCGCGGAGAGAAATCTCATGGTCGAGATCGGGCGGAGCAAGGACACGCCGAATCTGTGGCAGGTGATCTCACGCCGCGGAGTGTATGGGAATGTGCCAGCGAGTTCGAGCATCCAATATCATCACATCCAGCACGAATATCCCGCGGGCGATTCGGTCTTCGTGCGCCGCGACCAGTTCACGCCGCTTCTGGTCCTGCCTGCAGGTGGTTTCAATGTGCGTCTGTATGGGGATGTAGTGTATAAGTTCGGCATGGCCGCGCCGGTCAAGGTGGAGAATGCGGACATCGATCTATCGTCCTATGCCATCGATGCGGGTGCGAAATATGTTTTGCTTGAAGCGCAGGATGACGGCACGCTGAATTACATCGAAGGAGATGTAGTCGGTTCGCGGGAATTGCTGGAGCTGGAACCCCTGCCAACCCCATCGAGCAATGCCTTCCCGATCTGTGCATTCATTTTTTATGAGCTTCAAACCGAACTGCGGCGCGACGATGAGGAGCGCACGATCATCGACCTGAGACAATTCACAACTGATGTCGCGACGGATTCCATTACGCAGTTCCACGCCGCGCCCGAGAAAGTCACGATCGCGGACGATGATGAGATCTTCGGAGCGGATAGCGAAGATACGTATTCAGCAGCCAAATGGCTGTGGTCAACGATCAAGGATGCAATTCTTTCACTCACCGTTGCGTTGTATTCGGCTTTGGGTCACACACACGATTTTTCAGAAAGTGACCATGTCCATGACACTGCGATTGGTCATCTCCATGGCTTGAATCGCTGGGTTGCCGATGGCGCGCTGACTTCATTTGAGCTTGCTGATATTGCAGAATATCTTGTCGATGTAACCGACAACGGCTCCCAGGTGGATATGTTGATTTACAGCCTTTCATCCGATGGCACGCAACTGGTTTTCGATACTGCCCCAACAGCCGCTCATGTCATTCAGGCCGAGTGTGTTGTGGCAAATATATGATGGAGAAATTATGAACACTGCCTTGAACAGAACGGTTGTCGCGGTACTGACGAATAAATCAGGCGGAGCACATGCCCAAGGAGATGTCTGCGTCATCGATACAGGAACTGCATCTGCTGTCATCAACACCACGACCAGCGGATATGTCAATGGCGCGGTTGCCATATGCCTGGAGCCAAATGGCGTCGCTAATAATGCAGTGGGTCTCTATGCACTAGGCGGGTTTGTTCCCAAAATCAATCTATCTGGCTCGGCATCGTTGGGGGATGTATTCAAAACCCATACTGTAGCCAAGCAGGCAGTGCGACATGCCGCGCCGTTGGTTACCGGTGATTTCGGGATTGTATTCGAGACGGGCACGACTCCAAAAGCCTGGCTCTTCGGTTCGATCAATCAGGGATCGGCTGTCGGAGATTCTGATCTCGCCCTCCCTGCACTAAAAGCACGCTCATTTTTATAAGGAGATAAGTTATGACCGCAAATACCACCCCTGTTTTTGGATTGACCCCAAATATCGGAAGAGCACGACCTGCCGCGGCGAATACGGCAAGTGATGGTTCAGGGACTCCAACAACACTTTTCACTGCTGGCGCGAATGGATCGCGCTTGGATCGTATCCGTTGGCGCAACTCACAGGCAAGCGCGGCAGCATCATCAGCCATGGTTATTCGCATCTTCATTTCGGATAATGCTGGCGCAAACTATCGGCACCTCTTCGAGGCGGCATTGGCCGCGGCAACAAGGACAACTTCCGTGATCGGCGCGTCCGGTTCAGTGGAATTTCCGGGCGGGTTGCTTCTTCCGACAGGAACATTGATTGGATGTGTTCAATCCGTGTATGCAGGTGTTCAGGATTTAGTCGATTTTGTTGCCGAGGGAGTGGACTTCTAATGAACAGGGCGTTGAGAACTATCACTGAGAATGACAACTTTTTCCCTCAAGACGCTTGGTTATTCCTGCATCAGTTTCAAATTGCTGGTGGGCATTCGGGGGGTATTATTCATTCTTTGGATGCAGCACAGAAGTTCGCGTTTTTTTCACAACAAACCAGCGGTCAAGCAGTGGGAGATGCCCTGGAAACATCGGTTGTTCTGGATAGGGGCATTTACACCATGAGTGTACTCGGAATGGTTTTTTCGAGCTATGGTATCCTGAATTGGATGCTGGATGGAAATGTGTTCGCTCAACACGATTGGTATAACGCATCGTTGGTTCGCAACACCGTGAAAACGGCAGAACTGAACATTGCCTATTCTGGACGGCATCTCCTCCGCATGGAAGTTATTTCCAAAAATGCCAGCAGTAGCAGTTATCTTTATTCGCTAACTGCGGTATGGTTCAACAGGAATACAAGAAGTTCCAGGCTGAATGTTTGATTGGATTCAGATCAAATTTTAGAGGATAACGGATATGAGAATGTTTGCCTATAGAGAGATGCCCCCACGGGGGTTGACTCCATAGGCAACGCCCCAACTGGGGCGAGATCAAAAGGGGGCGGATAGTAGTAAGTGATCATACCACGGATGATCTTGCCATCGCGTTCGGCGACGACACTATGGACGATGGAGCGCAGGATCTGGCGGCGGGTCTCGATGGGGGAGTTGTTCAGGTGTTCGAGCAAAATCTTCGAAACGGTTTCAATTTGCGGCTGGGAAAGATTCGGCACGGGCTGGATCGGGATATCCAGTTCGTCGAGTTCGGCTTTCACCTGGGCGCGCAATCCTTCCTTTGCCTTGAGCGCATCCAGGAGTGCAGGCGAGTGGCCGGTGTCCGCAATCGCCCTGGTGATGTTTGCGATCTGACGCGAGAGCTCCGTGCGTTCACCGCCCAAGGTGGATTTTTTTTCAGCGCGCTCACTTTCGCCTTTGGATTGACTGTGCAGGGCGATCTCCTGAACTGCGCTGAGATTTTCGGGGATGAGGATGAAACCGCTCAACGTGGCCAGGACCAGGTCTTCGAGCTTGCGTTTTGAGATGCGGCCCGCGTCACAATCACGGCGACGCTTGGCGCGTGAACAACGATAGGCTTCATCCTTCCCGCCAAGGGCTGGACGTGTGACGGTATTGCCGTTCATGGGTGAGCCACAGCGCGCGCATTTGATGATGCCGCTGAGCAGATAAATGGAGTTGACGCGCCTGGGGTGTTGATCACCGAAGCGTTTCTGCGAATGTTCTTCGACGCGTTTCTGCACGGCGTTCCAGGTATCCATATCCACGAGCGGATCGCAATAACGTTCGACGACCAGATCGCCGAATTCGAGAATGCCGATGTATATTTTATTGGTGAAGAATGTGCGATAGGAATTGAGCGATGAATACAGCCGCGTGGTTTTGTGGATCTCGAAAAGCGTGGAGCCGGTTGCGCGCATCTTGAATGCCTTGCGGACCTTGGGCACGAGTTTTTTCTCTGGCACCCATTTGTGATTCGTGCGCTCTTCGCCGGTGCGCGTGTTGATCGTCTTGACTGGCGAGCGTTTGAAGCCGCGCGGGGGAGTGCCTGGCACAGCTCCCTGTGAGACGATGGAGCGCAGTCCGTCTTTTGCGTCTATGCCCGTCTGGCGCGAGCGTTCTTCGTTCGAGATGTCGATGAGGGTTTCGACGAAGCGTGCATATGTCCCTTCGGGAATGGGATCGGTGAGCGAATGGATGATGAGCCCGTTGCGGCGCAGAAGAGATTTGTAATAGGTGGAGTCGTCCAGGTCACGGGCGAAGCGGGCATAGTTCCATAACAGCAAACCCTGGGGAAGGTTTTCGCCCTGGTTGCTGAGTTTGATCATGCGCTGGAAGTCGTCGCGCCCGGCGGTGGTGGTGCCGCTTTTGGCTATATCCTTGAAAATGTGGACGAGTTGCAGTTGATTTCCTTTGCAGTAGGCTTGGATGGCTTCGAGCTGGCGACCTATGGAGCGGTCCTGCGATTCTCCGCCGCTGTCGCGCAGGTATGCCCAAACGGTGGAGCCAGGCGGGAGCGTGGAGGGAGGCGGGAGGAGGTTCATAAAATGCAGAGATTGGAGATTGGAGATTAATGATCAGTTGTTTTCGCAGGCGAGTCCATCATTATCTCGATCCAGCTTATGGATATCGCCTGCGCCTTGTTGAACGCAGTAAGTAAAACATGCCTGTGCGCTGGAATGACTTGAAAAATCCGAGCAGTTATAGGTATTACCTGAGCATGAGCAAGTGCTGCCGCCTGCAGGTGGGTTCGTTGGCAAAATAAAGATCAGTGTGGATGTGGTCGTAATAGCTGGCAAAATAAAAATCACTGTATTTGTGACAGTGGGTGTAGTGGACGGAATTCCTGTGGGTGGTTTCGTCAATGTTGGCAGGTTTGTTGATGTGACCGCCACAGTTGGAAGAATAAAGATTGCCGTTTGAACAATGGACGTTGAAATATTCGAAGTCGTTGTCGGTGTCCCATTCGTTGGATTGACGATTTCTGAAAATGCAAGCAGGCAGGCACAGGCAATGCAAAAAATAAAGACAATCCCTGCAAGGATGATCCGGATCCTATTGTTTCTTTTTGGTTCTATATTCCGCGACTTGATCTCTGATGGCTCGCTTTTCATAATCGCTGAGATGGGTCCATTCGCTTGTCACATAGGTGTAATTTGGATCAGGATGAGGAAGATGTTGCACATCAAGAAAACGGTTATCTCCCGTCTTTTTTGCAAGATGCAAAGCCATATGATTGCTCATTGGTCTTTTATCGTTGATGAGCAAATTTAGTGTGCTTTCATTGATATTCAGATATTTCGCGAATTCTCGTAAAGATACTGTCCGCTCCTGAAGCCGTTGATATTCGCGGTAGTGCTCTAGGAGCAATTTTGATTGTTCGGATGCCATAGGTTTCTTCATTATGCTGTAACCTTTTGGGGGTGTAAACACCCCTTGACAAATCCTTTGGATTGTGTAAAATAGTGTTTACAAATCCAAAGAAGTTCATTATTTTTTTATCGAGGAGTTTTTCAAGATACAAAACTCTTTGAGATTATCGAAACAGGAGCTCTCCATGGGAGAAGAAATAAAATTCAGTGAAGTTGTTCGTACATTTCGTGAGCAGTTAGGGGTCAAACCTGAGAAATTCAGTGAAATGCTTACGCATGGACTGCTAAACATAAGCTATACCCGACAAACAATCTATAACTGGGAGTCCGGAAAAAGAGAACCAGACATCTCGTTTCTTTTGGCACTCTACACCTATCACTTCGGTACCCATGCCTGGCAGTTGGGGTTTGCGGCTGAGTGTCTGAAAGCCATGCGGCCTGAGACCTTCAAGAGCGGCATCATCGAGCTCTCATTTCCAAAGCGGAACAATCATAACAAAAATGAATGAACCCGCACTTTACAGTTGCCTATGTCCCGCTTCCGCCAGAAAGATACGCGGATTGGGCGCGGGCAATGGAATTGCTCACGGAAATCATCATCGAAGCTGTTGAGAAAGAAAAGCACAAAACCAGCGCGGGGCTGGTGTGGAGAACAAAGACAATGGCAAAACTGACAAAGATACAACTTGAAGAACTGGTCAAAGCCTTGGCGTGGAATGATGGGTTTGGCTGTTGGACTCGACCTGGATTTGAAAAATACATTTGGCCTGAGATTGCCGATAAAGCCGAATGGATCATTTATTTGGACATCGACAATATGAACGCTTTGAATTCTGAGCACGGCAAGCCAGCGGTCAACGCAATGATCAAGAAGAGCCTTGAAATGCGAGCAACGGATTTTGTCGCTGGTCAATGGCAATCAGGGGACGAGTTCATTATTTGCATCACTAAACATCACAACCGCGGGTATTCAGATCCATCTGGATTATGTGAACGATTGTCTGAGGTATTCAGAGCGAATGGAGTTCCTGCCACCTTTGCAATTGTAGCGGTTATCTCCAAAGATCTCATCAAGAGTGTTGAACCTGCCGATGAACTTGTACGTGTCTCCAAGAATGCGAACCGCCGCGGCACGATCAACACCGTGGAAGGGGACCAGAGATGAAAGTCATTATTGATCCAAAATTGACCGATACACTGGAATCCATCCAATTGCATCCCGATCGGTTATTTTTCTGTGTGCACTGCAATCTCAACTGTGCTCGCAAGGGCGTGACCAAGGATGCTCAAGGCAATTATTCATGTATCCACTGCGGGAAGTTTGTCCAGGATATCACAGAGACTGATCATGGTCGTCAACTCGCCGCAATGCTAGGAATGTAAATTCAATAGCGATTCAAACTTTCCACTCGGAAGGTATTAGTGTCCCTGCTAAGGAGAGAACCATGTACCTACAAGATCGTTTTATTGAAATCGTACTTTCCATTTTTGATGGCCTGATGAATGTGATCACACTCGGTGCCTGGACGCGGTCCCAGGGCGATGTGATCGTGAATATCAAGGTGAAGCAATGACCTGGCAAACCAATTTCCCCAATTATCTCGAATCGCAGGGCAGGGCGCAGAACACCATCAAAGCCTATTGCCGGGACTTGAATGTGTATGCGCGCTGGTATGAAGCCACAAACAACGAACCTTTCGAGCCTGGCAAACTTGTGGCTCCCGATCTACGTGAATGGCGCAACCATTCGATCAATG